GGATTGAACGGCAGAGGCATGAGCAGCTTCCGAATGTCATCACCCGCTATGCCGCCATCCAACTCTGCGATCTGTGTTGCCTGGATCTCGCTCTTCGTCTGTCCCATGAAGTTCGCACCCTTCAGCCGGATAGCTGTCGGGATGTTGTTCACGTGAGCAGAATCTAAAAGGGCACGAAGCGCACCAGTCGCGGCTCCGCTGAGACTACCAATCATCTGACCGAGACCGATTGAGTACGCTCCGCGCCAAGGAATGAAGCCGAACTCGACCATCCATTGCATACGATCTTGATACTCGTCGTCCTGTTCCCAGTTACGCACGACTGAGACAATCTTCTTGGTCGGTTCGTCCATGCTTATGAGGTACGGAGAATTTCCGTCGGCAATCTGCTGCTTGACTACATCGTTGTCCATCGACACGTCGTCGAAGTTTGTATTGACACTGATCTCGTAGACAGTGCGCAGCCCATCCTCATTATAATAGTCGTAAGTCTCCTTCCCCTCTACCTTGTTCGTTGCCTTCTGCGCATCGCTCTCCTCCGGCATCTGCGCATGAACGAGCGGACTGATGTCGCGGTACATACCATCACGAACACGGTCTTCGAACTCTTGCTTCGTAATCGGTTCAGCATACGTCTGTCGCTGTGCCGTGTAGAAGTTGCTCGCCGAGTACGGGATGTAGACTAAGTCCTGCGGGATGTACGCTGGAACCGGACGCGTCTTCCGCCTGGACCAGTCAGGCGTGAGCCTTATATACTGTGATCCACTGAGCGCAAGCTGCGGAAGCAGTTGCTCAAGCTCCGGACGGAACTCCTTCATCTGCTTCAGGAACTGCCAATTCATATAGTTCTTGACACGATCTGCTTTCTGCAAACGTTCCGGTGAAATGTTCTCTCCTGGAATGTAACTCTTCACTGGACCGTCTGGCGGCATCAGTTCCTTGATCGCACGAGCGGAGTAGTCCACACTCGATTCGGTGAGCATCGGATGCACTGCACGACTCGCACCCTGGAACTCTGCTCCACCTGGAGCTTCCTTCCCTAATCCTGTTCTCTTGATAGCTTCAGCGTATTCCTTATCGCGACGTTTCCTCGACTCCTTGTCGCGCTTGATAGCTTCTTGTAACTGCGTTGCGAGCCGCGTCAGCACCTCTTCCGGTATCTGCTCCACGATGTTATCGTAGAACTCATACGTTTCCTGAGTCTGCTCTTCCTCCATCTTTACAATCGCACCACCATCATCAGTATTCGTAACCTGATCTGGAGTTGGCTCGAACTGCATCACGTTGTCTTCTGGTGTCGCCATCAGTTAGTTCCCTTCCTCGCGATTGCTATCTCATCCACTGCACGTGACAACGTTCCTTCCAGAACGCAGCACGGACATCCATTGTACTGTGATAAAGTCTGCGGTCCCATGATCGTAACGACACCGAAGATCATACTCTGTGTTACTTCAGTCAGTGCATCACGTCGGCCGGTCTCCGCCATTGTCATCCGCTCTTCCTCGGTCAATTCCAAGTCGGCGCCGAATCCCACTTGCGTAAGCAATGCTCGCACGACGTTCATGTGTTCGTCGCAGAATCCTACTGCCAGTGCTTGCATCTGATCATCACCGCAGTCCGGACACTCAACTAGATGCTCAACCGTCATACGGATTCCCTCCTTTCAGTTTCTTCTTAGCTTTCTCCGCTTCCATCTTCGCCTTCTGTCGGCGTTCCTCAATAGGATCCTTCTTGATTGTCAGCGGTCCGATGTAGTTATCCATGAACACTCGCATCGCTTGAGTACTCGTGTCGAGTAGATCGTCGCGCTCTATACTCCCCTCGCCGATGTACGAACAGACCTGTGTAATGAGCGGATCCATGTACGTTTTCGGTTCGCCTGGAGAGCTATCGCTTTCGATGCACCAGACTCTTCGGTGCGACCACATCGGTGAGGTGAGGTGGAGTCTCGTAAGTTTATCGGCGTTCCCGGGGTTATAACCGTGAGTGAGGATATCTTCAACCGCAAGAGACTGTCGTAAGCTGATTCCACTCGCCTTCTCCTCAATCAGTATCATGTCAATACGTTTGCCTTGATGCTTCGGCTTGTTCTTCTTGCGGATACCGGAGGGACGCAGAAGCGGCTCGTCGCTATCTCCGTACGTCAGCTTCCGTTCGCGCTTCACTTTCTTGATCAGGTCAGGTAGTCCGAGCCACTCTTCCCAACAGTCGAGCAGCATGACGTGCGATTCTTTCTTCCAACTGAACAGTCCCCATACTGAACACGCTGTCGGATCACGCTCCTGCTTCTTCTTGTCGTGCTGCTTCTCACTGAACGAAGGGTCAATGCTCATGAGGACGACCTGGAACTTCGGTAAGGGTTTTCCGTCCGGCCAGACTCGCCACCATGAGCGCTTGACTATCCCTTCCTCTTCGGGATCTAGTATCTCTCCCCACAATTCTTGACGCCCGACCTTCGTTCCCTCGTACTTCGATACGTTCTGGAAGAACGACTTGGTCAGGTTCTCTCTGTTCTCATACGTGCTACCGACGATCGTCGTGCTGTTCGGATCAGCAACGAGTCGTCGCATGAACGGTGTCGGCTTCGGTGTACCTGTCCACAGAACCTGCGGATGCTCGCCGAGTCGCAGTCCGAACCAGAGGTTATCCCATGCGTCTTGCGGATACTTCCACGATGCGATCTCGTCGCACCATGCTTTGTGATGCTGCGGTCCGCGAAGACGTTCGGGAGTGTCACCGGCGAAGCCACGAAGGAACGAACCGTTCCAGAGCGTGAGGCTCGGAAGGCTGCTGTTCGTGTCAGCGATGAGAGAGTGGGGAATCACGGAGTACAAGCCGGTCGGTCCTTCAAAGCAAGTATAACGAACGTCGTCATGCGTCGGAGCGACTACCGCATACAATCCTGAGATTGAGCATGCTTCTCCGCCGATCCAGTTCGCTGCGGCTAATGTTTTACCGAACCCTCTTCCGCTCCGGATTCCCCAAATGGTCTTGACAAATTCATCGAACTCCTTCGGCGGCAGTTGCTTCTGTCGTGCGAGCGACTTCCACATCATGCGCCACCGAAGGAAGTGTAGCTCCTCCTCAGTAAACTCTAGGAGGTCTTGCTTGTACTGCACCAACGTCTTCGGCAGATCATCCAGATCCATCTTCGGGATCTCCGAATAATCAAACGCCGAGAACTGTTGGAGGTCGGGCATTAGTCTTCCTCTTCGCCTCCCAGGAACGTCTTGCAGATGGTGATGAACAGCGTGTCCTTGAACCGTTCGTGTGCGTGGAGCTGATGCCACGGAGCGACGTTCGGGTGAGTCCTCAGTTCAACGTTCTTCGCGTTTCCGTACGACCATCCCTCGGCGACCTTGTAATCAACCCACGCTGCATGACTCTGCTCAGGTGTGATCTCCGGATGCTCGAACACGTTCACGACTCCCGCGTATATAGAGGCACGTAACTCCGGCTTCGTATCATCCCACGCTGCATGACTGCGATCGCTTGTGATCTCAGCACAGAACGCTCGGTTCGCTTCATGACAGCACTTCGCCACGAGCCAGAGCATGTCGCTGCTCATCAACTCGTTGTCCGTCGGTGGCAGTGCCTCTCGTGCCTGTTCACCGAACACGACATCACTCGCTGGAGGTATCTCGTCATTCCCCTCCGCCGGATTGCGTTCGTCGCACGATAGGTCCACGTCATCTACTCCGTCGCTCTTCAGGAACTCGCACGACATCAAGTGATGTCCTCCTGATCCGTTGCACTCCGGACACACTCCTTGCTCCACGTCCTTCGCTGACGGTTCGTACTCTTGCGGCACTTCCGGAGTTGCCTCCGGATCTCGCTGTGCTTCACTCATTACTTCCTCCTCTGCGCTTGCTGCGCTTTCTTAGCGAGCTTCGAACGTTTCCGGTTCTTCGCTCGCTGCTTCTTAAACTGCGGTGTCTCTTCATGCTGACCGACTTGTCGGTGCTTCCCTTGAAACCTTCGCTTCGTTTGGCTCACGTTGTATCCTCGCCGCTCTTCGTTCGTGGAACTGCAACCTGTCTCTCATGAACATCGACAACTGACGTTCGTCGGGCAACCTGTCCGGCCGTCCAGCGTCTTGCTTGAGCAGCCACTCCAGGGTTCGTTACTTGTTGTCTCGTGGTGATCTCCATTGGTATGCTCGTGCGAGTGGACACTCCTCCAACTCACTTCCTGATACACGACTCCCACTGTCTATCACACTGTTCTTCTTTCCGCTCAAGCTCATCTCTCATGTATTCTAGCTGACGCATCATCTCTTCGATCTGTACGTCCTGCGCGTTGTCCTTCGTTCCATCTGCGATTCGGTTACCACTCAACTTCGTTACGCAATCATCCTTCCCTCCGAGTGCCTTGTACAATGTCTTGATCGTACATCGCATCTCAACTGCGGCGAGCGGATAACCATCCACTTCAATCTCATCTGCCCATCTCCACTTCCTCGCTTCCTTATCCGTCAGGTCGAAGCGTATCGCTGCTCCGCCGGTTAGCCATCCTCCTCCGAGACTGAACACCTTCTGGTCCGACGCACTGCTGTTCCCGCTTCCGAGGTAGACACTACTCGGACGCTGATACGATGAGGAGATGTTGGTTGACTGTTCGTTGCTCGAAGCTTCGCTAGAAGCATGAGCCTCTGCTTGTGCCTCCGCATTAGCTTCTTGTTCCTGCTGCTGATCTTGATCTTGTTCTTGTTCAACATCCGGATCCTTGTCTTTACCAGTTGAGAACGCCGAGTGGCTCCAGGCGAATGCCATGACTGACGCAACAATCATGACGCCATACCTTCTCGGCGTCCTCACTCGTGGTACTCCCTCATCTAAATATCGCACATCCACCTCCTCTTCTCTTCCTCACTGCACCGCAAGAACCGGCGGATTGGGTTGATCCGGTGCTACAGTAAAAGACACGACGTTGCTCGGCTCCGACTCGGACATGACAAGGTTCCCGTCTATGTCCAGCGTCTCGACGACCGTCGTTGCATGGCATGAGTGTGTCCCTATCGCGAACGTTCCAGGCGGAGCGATGTACTCATCCGTATCCACTGGCGCGTTCGGTACGTTCGCGAGCAGCGCACCTCCGCAGTAGATAGAGTACGACGTGATGTCTACGTTCGGGAGCGGGTCGCCGCTCACGTACTCAGTCGGCGGCGTCCAGTTGAATGTCTTCTCGCCGACAGCGAAGACAAGCGGACTGACGAGCAGCAATGCGAGCAACCACTTCCTCAGCATGACGACGCCTTGTCTCCGTCGATCTTGCCGCTCCCCATGTACTGATAAGGTGGATCAACGAGAGTGCCGGTTTCGCAGTACGTCATCTCGCCGCTCTCCACGTTCTTGTATATCTCCACGTCCACCTTCGCTGCGAACATCGCGCCGAGTCCGTACACCAGCACGAGCAGCAGTAGCACGATGAGTGTCGGTCGGAAGTCCATGTTGAATAGCATGTCGTTCTCCTAATCCGGGTCTGGCTTGTTGTGAATCATACCGAGGATGCTACTCACAACATCCTCCTTCGTTTCCTCATCCAACGTGAGCGGTCTGCCGATCTGTCCACTGTGCTGCGTCCGCTCCTTGTATTTCTCTGGCTTGTTCCCCTTCATCAGCGTTGTCAGCAGTGCGTCACTGAAGTCAGTGTACTCACCGGTCACCTCGCCTTGATATATGATCGGTCTCTCGAAACCATCGATCGCACGTCTCCGTGCTTCGCGCTCCATCAAGTCGTTCGCCATCGCCTCGGCTGTCTTGCAGTCTTCGTTGAATAACTCGTCGTCCTTCCGCCACTTGTGATACGTCCTATATGTGATACCAGCCGCGACTGTACCGTCGCTTATGATTCCGTGTCTTGCGTACGATCGGCAGAATACTTGCTTCAACTCTTTGACCAGCTTCGGTGTCCACTTCCTGTCGTCCACCGTGAAGTAATCCTTGATCTCTCCCTTGTTCGTTTCCGGCTTCTTGCGTTGCGGACGCTTCGTCTTCCGCTCCTTCTTCGTTGCCTTCGTCCTGACGACCTTCTTCTTCGTCTTCTTCCTGGGCTGCTTCGCGCGCGAGTCTGTCGCCTTCGCTCGTCGCGAGACAGTCTTCTTTCCTTTCTTCCTCGTTGTCGTCTTCTTCTTTGCCACTCATCTCAGTCCCTGTAAGAAGCGGAGAGCGACGAAGCGTAACGATGGGAACTAAGACGACGAGGAGGAAGTACCGTGACTCGCAATCT